GACCAGCAGGTCAGAGGCGGTTATACGATGCCGCTGCTTGATCTCGTCGAGCGTCTCCCCGCTGCCCTCCAGCGCAAGGGCAACGTCGAAGGCCAGCCGGTCAGACCATTTGGTGTGGTGCAGCGGGAGTGAGTCCATGCTGCGAAGATAGCTTGCAGGTGGGGGGTCTGGCAAGAGGGGCGGTTTGGGGGTGCCAAAAGTATACACGTTCCTTTTTTGGGGGCGCTGAAAGTATACACGTTCCTTTTTTGGGGTCGTGCTTTGCGGGGTTTACTACAATACGGGGCGGGGCCGGCAAGCCCAATCCATGTGCCCCCCTCCCCCCATGCCCGATACGCAACGCGGCGCGGCGCGAAAGCCCATAAAATAGGGCAGATTTGACGCCGCGTGTTTACTATGCCATAAAGATTTCACCGAACGGCAGACGACCAGCCGCTAGGGACGCCAGCCCGGCGGGGCTGGCGGTCTTTGAAATCGGGTTCGCACCCCGCATGACAGGAGAGAAATGTCATGGCTAAAACTTTCATGGGCGGTGTCCGCCTCGCCGTCGCCAAATCCGGCGACTTCATCGAACTGAAGCCTGGCGCGGACTATGACGCGCAAGGCGAGGTGTCGGACCTTGTGTCCGACATGCTTGAGGCCGCCAAGGCCCACAAGCTCCGCATTTCGGCCTTCGCACCGGAAGCGGAAGGCGGCCGAAAGATCGGCCGCTATGCGACAACTTGGTCGCATAGCCAGATCGACAAGCTGATGCAGGCCGGGCGCACGTCCGTCGTGCTGCAAGCAACCAAGGCGCGGTTTCCCGCACCTTACCTCGCGCTGCTGGTCCCGCGATCCGCGGACACCACGGTCAAGGCGAAGGCCGGACCTGACCTGAGCCGCAAGGCCCAGAGCGGACCTGACCTTGGCCGCAAGAAGTAACCAACGGGCCGGGCGCGCAAGCGCCCGGCCTACCCAAAAGGAAACTGGAAATGCGGAAAGTACCATACGACTTGCAGGGCGCTGGGCAGCGTCAATTTGCAGACAAGGTCGGCCTAGGTGAGTCCACCGTTGCCGGCTGGAAGAAGCTGGGCGAGATGCCCTATTGGGTAACACTCATCCCGTCCGCGGAAGACCCGCGTATCGACGACCTTAAAGCCGAAAATGCCCGGCTCAACATGGTCATCGACGAACTCATCAAGAGGCTGGCGCGATAGCGCCGGCCTACCCAAACAGGAGTGAAAGACATGACCCGCAAAGAACTGCGCGACAGGCAGGCGAAGCATGACGCCTGCATCTCGAAGATTGGGCAGCGCGAAGCTGCTCGCTACCTGAGAACCAAGGAGCAACCACCCACGCGCGGCACGCTCCGCGCCGGCCTCGCCTTCGGCCTGCTGAGCATCGCGATCCTTGTGATCGCTCTCGCCCTCTAACAACCAGCCCGCCCGGAACACCACCGGGCGGGCTTTCTCATGTCCGCAGGACAGCCGCGTTGCGGTCGCGTTTTTGTTTGCTCGCTACGCTCGCCATACGTCGGGGGCCTGTAGCTACTACTTAACAGCCCCGTTATGTAACGCCATAAGTCGGGGGCCCTTAGTTAACAGACAATAGTTTACAGTATGTGTGTAAACTGAAACTTAACGTGTAACAGTACAGCGTAGATAGCTAAAAAGCGCCGTGTTTTCAATAGGTTAGCTTCAAAGTATACGTGTAACTATATATTTTTAAGTTAACGTGTATACCCGCTATGCAACATCTAACTGGACACGCGAGGTTAAGTATACATGTAGACTTAATAAAAAAGCCAATAAAACCAAGGGGATACCAGGGGGAGAGGGTGTGTATATCTATGGTTTACTATCTATTTATCTATCTATCTACAAAATCAACCCTTTTTCCTAGCGCGCGACTGTTGTCAGCAAACTAGTCACACCCACCAAAAAAAGATAGCGTGTTTATTTTCGAACAGATAGATAGATAGTTGGATAATTTCGAGCCCTCACCTTAATAAAATCAAGGACTTAGCCTATCCACTGTGTTACATAACCGGTATACACACCGCCAAAAAAATAGATAGTAAAGTGTATACTTGCGGCGAGGCCCCGCCCCGCCCCGCTGGCGAAAAAGCCAGCAAAATCAACGGGTTGCGGGCAAACTTGACAGTCGGGGCCGGATCTGCCACGATGGCTTCGCCTTCGGGTCGACCCCGCTGGTATTAACATGTCAATGTGGAGACTTCCTATGAAACTTGACACGATCCTGTCGGTTCAACCGACTTCTTCCGACGTTCCCTACACCAACGTCCATCAAGTAGTCCGTGACTACTATGCCGGTAAGCCTGTTCTTGTCCGTGGTTACTGTCAGCTTTCGGGGCTGACTGTCGACTGTTACGGGGAAACTTACCTCAAAGACATGGGGTATACCCATGTTGAGTTTCGTCTCGGTGACCAGTCCAAGGAGGTGGTGCTGTGACTACTTCCGTCTGGACCAAGCTCGCTGATCTCCTGCCTCAGCAGGACCACCGTATACTTTCGGTCCGCCCTTATCGGCGGACCTACCTACATCAGGCTGACGCTGGCTATGACTGGGCTGTTGGCAGGACCTTCGTCATCACGACGGAAGCGTCTCCCTACTGTGGATCCCTCGTCGCTGTCGACGAGCGACATCATCTCAAGGAGTATGGGTATACCCATCTCCACATCCACTATCAACCTCACTGTGCCCCCTTGGAGATCGAACTATGATTTCTCGTACTACCGAACAGCAAATCCGTGATGAGTGGCAGCGTAAGGCTGACCACATCAACCAAAACCAAGGTTTCAACATCGAGATCGATGAGTACAGCCTTGAGCAAACGGCCAAGGTGCTGGCTGTTATCAATCCCGGTCGATCCTCCGTGGACCACATCAGGGACATGGTCAGGGCCAACATGTGGGATGGTACTACGTCCCTCGGCACCGCTGGTTGGGAAGCCGCTGGTTACTTCCCTGACCACAAGCCCGGCACGATGGTCGTGAGACTGTCTGTGAACGCCTACACCGTCCAGCGTTGGCTCGATACCCATACCCCCAAGTGACTGTCGAAACAGACCGCCTCACCGGTGGTCTGTCTGTGCTGGTTGGCTACCAGCACACTGATGAGACAAGCCAAGGAGAACACTCATGTTCAGTGCAACCAACATGATCCTTCCCGACCGGATGCTGTCCTACGACAGCGCCCTCAAGAAACACCAGTCCATCAAACCCATCCGTGGTAGGGGGGACCAGAACACTCGTCCTCTGGCACGACGGGGGAACGACAACCTGACGATCCGTCAGGACACCAAGACCAATGACATCGTGGTCCAGCTCTACAGCACGGACATCGTGACCTACCACTCGCCTGACGGCCCCGACAAGGGACACATCACGCTGGAGCCCTATGCCAGCGCACTGACCAACAGGATCATCAGCAGCCTCTTTGGGTACACCCAGCTCCATACCCACTGGTCGGATCGGGACCACCCTCAGCCCGACTACATCACTGGAGTGCATGGGCGGTACTACAACACGCCGGACTATGCCTACATCAAGTGCGACGACCAGTCGTGGTCACTGGCCGGTGGTGCCAAGCCGTTCGAAGTACCCCGGCTCGACAGGAAGGGGGGCAAGCAGGCTCTGGGAGATGCCAACTACGACACGTTCAAGCTGTGGTTGGAGACCCGGATCAGGCTCGGGGTCATTGAGTTCGGCTACCGCTGGTCACGTAGTCCGTATAAGTGGACGCCTCGGCTGGCGTGGCAGTACCTCACCGCTGGTGAGGAGGGCTGGGCCGAGGTGGTCAAGCGCATGAGTAGTTCGACACCACTGGAACGTGAGCTGGAGAGCCTGCGCCGGGCTGTCTACAGCTACGCCGGGTGCTACGATACCGAGACGGTGGAGTACTTCGACAGCTGGCAGCAGCTGGACGCTGCCCTTCGGCAGATGCGGCGGGTTTCATGACCCATCTCCACTGGCCCCGACTGCTCAGCGACGGCTGGGTGTTTGCCGACAACGACAACGGCAACGGCTACGGCGACGGCGACGGCTACGGCTACGGCAACGGCAAAGGCAAAGGCTACGGCGACGGCAAAGGCAAAGGCTACGGCGACGGCGACGGCTACGGCTACGGCAACGGCCTCGGCTCCGGCTCCGGCTACGGCTACGGCGACGGCGACGGTAGGGGGAGTAACTTATGACCCAGCTCCATTGGCCTCGACTGCTCAGCGACGGCTGGGTGTTTACCGGCAAAGGCTCCGGCTCCGGCTACGACCTCGGCTACGGCGACGGCTACGGCTACGGCCTCGGCTACGGCGACAGCTACGGCGACGGCGGCCGCTACAGCTTCGGCAGCGGCTACGGCGACGGCTCCGGCTACGGCGACGGCTCCGGCTACGGCTCCGGCTCCGGCTACGGCTACGGCGACGGCTACGGCGACGGCTCCGGCTACGGCGACGGCTAGGAGGATAACAGTCGAAACACCCCTTACGAGGGGTGTCTGCGGACGGGTGGTTCCCGCCGCACTGATGAGACAAACCATACAAGGAGAACGTAGATGGCTGCTATCGCAGTTCTGACCAACGGCTTCGTGTTTGTTGTGTCCGAGGTCACTCGGGACGAGGATACGATGACTTTCGGCAAGTCCCGTTGCATCCGCAACTGGGGTACGTCGGAAGGGCTGGCCCAGCTGGTGACCGGCCCCACCAAGGAGACGGTATTGGACGCTCCCGTCCCGGTGCTCTGCGCACCGCGGCACTCGCTGGTGTTCTGGTTCGAGGTGTCCTCGGCGTGGGAGAAGCACCTGTGAAGCTCTTCGCTGTACGCCTCGCCTCTGGCCAACTGCTGACCGACACCGCCGGCCGGCCCGTCTACTATGACGACAAACAGGAAGCCAAGAGGGTGAGGGATCGGCACGACGGCGCTTGCGTCGTGCTCGGCCCCGATCATCGCCGCTATGGCTGAAAGGAGGTTCGTCCACTTCAAGCTCGAAGATAAGTTCTTCGAGGTTATCGGGAGACAGGAGGATGGGGAGTATCTGTGCGCCTATAAAAACACAACTGCCCCGCTCGTTGTGTCTCGTGACTGGCCCCTCGTTGGCCTAACCGAAGCCACTGCCGGTCGCCTCAGAGGGGCGACTATCTACACGGTGAACAACGATGAGTGAAAGGAGGTTCATACACAAAAAGGAGGGGGACTACTTCTTCGAGGTCATCGAGAGACAGGAAAATGGGACGTACCTGTGTGTTCATAGTGCCGGGCGCACTGTTCCGTTCGTTGTAACGCCCAACTGGCCCCTCGTCGGCCTGTCCGAAGCTGCTGCCGGTCGCCTCAGAGGGGCGACTGTCTACACGAAAACCCAAGCCGCAATGGAGGAATGAAATGCGTGCTTCTCTTCTCAAGTCTACTCTGCAAGCCCTGATCACGGCTGGCCGTTCGGTCGCCATCGAGGGTGCTCCCGGTGGTGGTAAGACCACCATCGTCCACGAGGTAGCTGAAAGCCTCGGGCTGCCCATCGTCGAGCGGCACATGCCGACCATGCTGGTGGAGGACTTCGGCATCCCCTACCCCACCGACAACGGGTTCGAGTACAAGCTACCCGACTGGTTCCCACTGAAGGGCAAGCCCGGTACCGAGAACGGTGGCGTGCTGCTGTTCGACGACCGCAATCAGGCCAACGCCGATCTCCAGAAGGTGCTGGCCAACATCCAGCAGGCTCGGACCCTGCATGGCAAGCCGTTGGCAGATGGCTGGACGGTGGTCTCGACGGGTAACCGCCAGTCCGACAGGGCTGGTGCCAACCGGGTGCTGTCCCACCTCCGCAATCGTGAGACCGTGCTGGAGTTCGAGACGCATCTCGACGACAGCACCAGCTGGATGATCGACCACGGGGTCAACCCCATGGTCGTGGCGTTCATTCGGTTCCGGCCCAACCTGCTGCATGACTTCGACCCTCAGCGTGACGTCAACCCGACGCCTCGCAGCTGGGTCGAAGGTGTCAGCGCTATCCTCGGCAAGGTGCCTGCCGAGGCTGAGTATGAGTGCTTCAAGGGTGCCATCGGTGAGGGTGCGGCGGCCGAGTTCGTTGGCTTCATGCGGATCTATCGGAAGCTACCCAACCCCGATGCTATCCTCATGAACCCCGACACGGCCGATGTCCCGACCGATCCGGCTACTCTCTACGCCCTGTCCGGTGCCATTGCCGAACGGGCCACCGAGGGTAACATGGAGCGGGTGGTCACCTACACCGGCCGTATGCCTGCCGAGTTCTCGGTGCTCAGCATTAGCTACGCTGTCCGCAAGACGCCGGGTCTGGCCAACACACAGGCCTTCACGTCATGGGCGGTGAAGCACCAAGATGTCCTCTTCTAAGCCCAAGCGTCCCTCGTTTGTCTACTGGCTTCGTGCCAGTGGGCAGATCACCGACAACGAGGTGAGGCAACTGAGCGACGAGTGGAGCCGGGTCAAGCCCGGCTCTGCCGACCACAAGGTCTACACTACTGTCCCCACGTCGTGGGAGCAGTTCGTCGCCAGCAAGTACCCGCGTGAGGTGCTTGCCTACCAAGCGTACCTCCGAGTGATTGGGAGCATATGACCTTGAAGCGAGCACCCAAGTCGTTCTTCATCTACCTGCTGGAGAACGGTGTCGCCGTCGTTGAGTATACGAGCAAGGTACCCGGTAGATACAGCTACTCTCACCGGGACGAAATCTACGCGGCCGAGTGGCCTGAACAGTGGGCGGCATATCGAGCGATGTGCCGCCTGCTTGATGTTTACCCCCATTGAAAGGACCAACCCCATGCAACTCTCTGATCGAGCGATCCTCGTGCAACTCAACATCTCCACATGGTCGGCGAACAAGCTGGACAAGGAGATCAGCGCCGAGACCAGCGCCATCAAGGGCGCCATCAGCAACTCGGTGCGGACGCACAAGAGCCTGCTGCCCATGTGTGACCTGCTGGACGACATCAAGAAGAAGGCCAGCCTGATCCGCACCAAGTTCTACGACAACACCCTGCCGTGGGGTGTGAAGGGCATCCAGATCCTGCCCACGGCCAACTACCTCGCCTTCATGACCGACTTCCGCAAGGAGCGGGCCGAGTATGAGCAGCTGGTCAACCGGTTCGTGCCGGCCTACCCCCAGCTGGTGGTGGATGCGCAGCGGTTCCTCGGCAAGGCGTACAAGCCGGCCGACTACCCCGAGGCCCACGAGATCGGCGACAAGTTCAAGATGGACATGCAGGTCATGCCCGTCCCGAACACCGACTTCAGGGTGAACATCGCCGACGAGGAACTGGCTCGTATCCACGACGAGGTGGAGGCCCGAGTCAAGCAGGCCGCCAAGGGCGCCATGATGGATGTGTGGCAACGGCTCTACGACAAGGTCAAGCACCTTGCGGAGAAGCTCGACGATCCCAAGGCGATCTTCCGTGACTCAACGGTCAACCACTTGGTGGATCTCTGCGAGATGCTGCCGCGGCTCAACGTCATGGACGATCCGAACCTTGAGGCCATGCGCCAAGAGGTCGAGGCCAAGCTGGCTGGATACAACCCCGACACGCTGCGTGCTGACGTCAAGGTGCGTCAGACCGTGGCGACCGAAGCGAACGACATCGCTGCCAAGATGGCGGCCTTCATGGGAGGACTGAAGTGATGCCTAAGTACGAGATCGAACTGGCCCTCTACCGCACGGTTGAGGCAGCTACCATCGACGAGGCGGCTGACATTGCCGACTACGAGAAAGCCCGTCTTAACAACGGGTTGCTTGGTGATCTGGGCTGGGAAGAAGCCGTCACCAAAGTGAAGCGCAAGAAGGAGAAGTGACAATGGTTGGTAAACCAAGGAGCAAGCTGTGTGCATGTTGCGGGGCAAGGACTGCCCCACTGATGCAGTTTCACAACCAAGACACAGGCTACGGCCTGTGTTCTGACTGCGCTGACTGGATCGAGACACGAGAGGGTGCCGAGTACATCGCCGCCCACTACGGCCAGCGTGGTGTCCACATCGAAGCCAAGGGAGTATGACAATGGACCTGATGAAGCGACTGAGCAAAGCCAAGACCAGCCTGATCTTGGAACACCCGTTCATCGGCAGCGTGGCGCTTAACATGCCCATGGGGCTGAGCGACGAAGTACCGACCGCCGCGACCAACGGCAAGCGGGTGCTGTATAACCCCGAGTTCATCGGGGACCTGACCGACGAGGAGCTCAAGTTCCTCGTGGCCCACGAGTGTATGCACCCCATGCTGGAGCACAACTACCGGCGCAATGGCCGCGACCCCAAGAAGTGGAACAAGGCCGCCGACTACGTCATCAACCAGCTGCTGACCGACGAGGGTATCGGCAAGTTCATCGAGGGTGGCTGCCTCGACCAGACCATCTACAACAACGGCGGCGGGACCAGCGACGGTATCTACAACCTGTTACCAGATGGTGGCGACGGTGACGGTGACGGTGACGGACCCGGCGGACCCGGTAACGATCTCGAAGACGGCGAGGGTAGCCCGGCAGAGCAGGCTCAAGAGGCCGCCGAATGGAAGATCAAGGTGGCCCAAGCTGCGCAGGCTGCCAAGATGATGGGCAAGCTGAGCGCCAACATGGCCCGGCTGGTGGACGAAGTCCTCAAGCCCAAGGTCGACTGGCGTGAACGACTGCACATGTTCGTACAGAAGGCCAAGAACGACCAGCGCACCTTCGCCCGGCCCAACCGGCGGTTCCTGTCACAAGGTCTCTACATGCCCACCGTGTCGGGCGAGGTGCTGGGT